TAGCGCCTGCGTATGCGCCACGCCTTGACGTTGCGCTTGGCGGTGCGCCACCACCCAGCCGACGACGTGCCGCGGGCGCCCTCGGCGCTGGCATTGAGGTCGACGGCAGTGCCGCTGGCGTGATTGCTCCAGGCGGTCGACGTGCGCGCGGGTCGGTAGTTGTAGGACCACTCGTCCCACGCGCCGGTGTCGAGGTGGGCGATGTCGCGGTGATAGTCCGCGGCAAGGGCGAGGAACAGGGGCAGCACCTCGCGCCTCATGGTGAGGCTGCGACTTGGACAGCCTGGGATCGGCTTCTTGTCTAGTCGCACGTCTCCCCATGACTCAATCACGGGCCAGCCATTAATAGAGACCGCCATTAGTTGTCCTCCTCGTCCTCGTCTGCCCACACGTCGAAGCGGTCGTCACGCCAGGAGCCGCGACCGAACTCGACGTCGGCGGGGTTGAGGTAGCGCATGGCCGTCGGTAGGGCGCTCACGCACGCGCTTGTTACCCACACCTGCCACGAGCCAAAGTCAATGGTGCCCTTGGTTGACCAGTCGGCCACGGCTGCGGACAGGATGACGGCGCCGAAGACGCGCAGCCAGGAGGCCAGGGGGCTGGTGGCGAACCATTCACGGAATGTCATTTCGTGTCCTTCTCTAGGTGCCAGGTGATGTGGTCGTCGAGCCGGTCGCGCAGGTCTCGAACGTCGGTGTGGAGAACTTGGGTGCGTTCCTCAATGCGGTCGACGGCGTCGCGGAGGCTGGTGCCGCCGTTGCGGCGCAGCTGGGAGGAGATGTCGTCGAGGCGCTTATTGAGTGCCCCGGTCAGGAGGCGGTAAAGGGCGACGAGGCCGCCGGCGATTGCGGTAACGGCGACCACGATCGTCGCGGCCCACAGCAGGAAGTCGTCGATCTGCGGCGTGTCCACTCTCTATCTCCTGGGTAACTGGAAGGGGTGCCCCGTCGCAGCACGGGTGTTTGGCCTTGCACGCTGGGCAGAGCCAACGGGTCTGTGTGGGCTCGAACTCGTGATCGCAGTAGTCGCAGGTCATGGGCGCCCCCGTTCTCAACGCAGCGGTTACGGACAAGTCAAGCCACGAGGACTGTGTTGAGCAGCGGGGCGTCCCCAGCGATACGCGCCTCGGCTATCGCGGCATATTCGGGGTTAAGCTCGACGCCGATAAAGTCTCGCCCGTGGCGTAGGGCCACGACGCCGACCGTGCCGCTGCCCGCAAAAGGGTCTAGGACTAAGTCAGTCGGGCTCGAGCCCGCCAGGATGCACGGATCTACTAGGGCTTCCGGCATTACCGCGAAATGGGCGCCGCGGAATGGCTTAGTTGGGATTGTCCATACGCTGCGACGGTTGCGGCCCTTCACTGCGCCGTCTGTGTTCCAGCCGTTCTCTTGCAGCTTGGTGTTTGGGCCGCCTTTGCCGCGAACGCCGCGTCCCGTGTCAGGGTCGTTGTGGTAGCTCGATGTGTAGGCGCCTGGGTTGCCCATACGGCGATCGGCAAAGGGCTCAAGTACCGCCTCGCGGTCGTAGTGGTAGCTATGCGACTTGGCGAGGAGGAAAACGTGCTCGTGGGCTTTCGTGCAACGGTCGCGAACAGGCTCGGGCATGGGGTTGGGTTTCTGCCAAATGATGTCCTGGCGCAAGAGCCAGCCATCGGCCTGCAAGGCAAAGGCGACCCGCCAAGGGATGCCCATCAGCTGCTTACCCGTCCCGTAGGAGTCGCCCAGGTTGAGCCACAGGGTGCCGTCGTCGGCAAGGACGCGGCGCACTTCGCGGAACACGTCCACAATCTGCGCGACGTACTCGTCGGGTGTGGGCTCGAGCCCGATCTGGTCACTCTGCCCGTAGTCCCGAAGCCCCCAATAGGGCGGCGACGTGACACAGGTCTGGACGCTGCCATCGGGCAGCTCGGCTAGTCGAGTTCTAACGTCCCCGACGAGGACTCGTGCTGTCGGCATGTTCTCCCCAATGCGAAAGCCCCCGAAGTCGTCGGGGGCGCAGGTGTTTGTAATTGGCAAGTTATTGCCGCCACGAGTCGGGCGGCGCGTCGGGACAGGGCCACGGCTTCTGGCAGGCGAGGCAGTAAACCCAGCGGTCGGGCGGTAGCTCTAGGACGAGGCTAGGCCGATGCGTCGAGGGTGAGCTGCTCATCCTCGGGCTCCTGCGCGGCGATCCGGTCTAGGCGGGCTTGGATCAGCGGGAGGTAGTCGGCTTCCCGCTCAATGGCAACCACGCGGAAGCCTTCCAGCAATGCGGCCTCAACGGTGGTGCCGCTGCCCGCGAAGGGCTCAAGGATTACCCCGTCGGGTGGGGTGACGAGGCGGCAGAGCCAGCGCATGAGGGTGAGGGGCTTGACGGTTGGGTGGGCGGTGCCGTCGACCTTGGGGCGTTCACGGGCGGGGGCTTTGGCGACGTAGAAGAAGCGGGACGCGCCACCCCGGTCGGCGTACTCAATGGACGCGCCGGTGCCCATGCCTGTAGCACCGATCCGCTTTGACTTGCTGGCCCGTGTCGCGGGGTTCTGTGAGTGCAGCACCCCGCTTTGCCTGTCGAGCTCGGCGGCCTGGTCCTCGTCCAGCACCACGTTCGCAGGCCACCGGCCCGCGGGCGATCCGCCAAACTTTTGACCTATTGACCCCCAACCGGGCTGCTCAGGGTGCCCCTCGTGGCCGCTCCATTTCTCCACCCATGCAGCGCTCTTGGCGTCGTGCTGAATCCGGCAGGCGTCAATGTTGAGCGCCCCGGTGCCGTGCTCTAGGACGTTCGCCGCCACCGTCCCTACAAGGGGCTTGCGGGCGACGACGATGGGCTCGTGGGCGGGCTTGAGTGCCGTCCCCCAACCCGACCATTCACGGGCCGCGTCCGTAGCGGGCGCGGTTATCTGTGCCTCGCGCTCTGGGTCGCCGTCCCCGCCGAATCCACCAAAGCGGAGATCGCCCGTCCCCTTACTGGGAGCTAGGGAATAGCCTGGGAGTCCGATCTTGCTGCCCACGACCTCCCGCTCAGCTCCCGCGGCCTTGTCTATCGCCTTGGACACGTCCAGCGACTTAGGGAACCCCGACCCGTACATCCAGGCGATGCTGTCGCGGACCTCGAAGCCGGCGTCCTCGATGGCGCAGGCGAGGCGGTGCCATGTGCGGGTGCCACCGAAGGCGAGGAGGTGCCCACCGGGCTTGAGGACTCGCAGGCACTCGGCGGCCCATTCGGTTGCCCATGCCTGAAAGGCGCGGTTGCCGGTGGCGCTCAGGTCGTAGGAGCCCGCGTGCATGGAGGCCGAGCGTTCTCGGGTTTTGGTGTGGTCCACGCCGCTCACGGCGGCCTGAGCTATTGCAGCTCCATCCCAGGCCTTGCCCATGAAGTTAATTCCGTAGGGCGGGTCCGTGACGACGGCATCCACCGAGGCGTCAGGCAAAGCCCGCAGGACCTCTAGGCAGTCGCCGTGATAAATCGTGGCGCGGGCGTCCTGATGCCAGGCGTCCATAAGTCTCCCCAAATGGAAACGCCCCCGACGATGTCGAGGGCGTGCGGCAGGTTCTATTCGGTTATGGGCGTACTACTCCACGGCCAAGGGTGGCACGCGGGGCTGACATCTCAATGCCGCAAGTCAAGCTCGGCCTATGAGAAGCGGCCGTGAATTCTTACTTTCACGACAACGGCTTTAACCCCTAGGTTCAGAACTAGACGCCAAGCAGGGCAGACGCCTCATCAGCGGTCAGCCCGAGGGCTTCCAACTTGGCGAGGGCGCTGGCCTTAGCGGCAGCCTTGGCCTCCTCGGCAGCGACCCGCTCAGCCTCCGCAGCGGCAGCGGCAGCGGCGTCAGCCTCACGCTGCGCGATCTCCTCGGCGGTGAGGGGTCGCTCCTCGACCTGGCCTGTCTCGCAGTTGACGATGACGGCGATGGGTGTGTCAGACATGATGCTCCTAAGCCTTGAGGATGCCGTAAAGGAAGAAGGACGAGCCGGACACATACGAGCCGCTAGTCAGGTCCAGGGTTATTGACGTGATGGCTGCGGTGTTGCTCCACAGTCCTGCCTCTAGCCAAATCCACGCCGCCGAGGCGTTGTCCTCGTGGGCCACAGACACCGAAAAGGACTTGTTGGTGCTGCCTGCGTAGTTGGGTATGTAAATCTCCACATTGGAGAAAGTGTTGGAGGTGGTCGAGGCGTTGTTGATGATGCCGTAAAGGTTGGTGCTACCTGACGATGAGGAGGCCGCGCTGCCTGATCCGCGCAGGGCGCGGTAAGTGAAGTTGGACGTGCTGCTGTTGAACAGGATTTCGGCATCGTCGGTGGTTCCCGTGACACGATCTGAACGCACAGACAACAACAGCATTAGGTCGGTGTATGTGCCAGGGATATCAGAGAAAGTTACCGAGGATGTCGTGCTGCCCAGCACATTCTTGGCGATCAGCTTCATGGTCGTCGGCATCAGCGGCCCCCCGTTCGCAATTCATGGGTTAGTGACATCAGGCCGCCTTGATTCCGTAGAGACTGAACGTGGCCCCGCTCACGATGTTGCCGCCGCCGCGCTTGACCTTGATTGAGGTGATGGCGTTAGTGGACCGCCACAGGCCAACCTGTCTATTTATGTCTTGCCTGTTGACTGACGATGCCTGCGTGAGCCATGTCTTGAACACGTTAGTATTTGCGTAGGACTGAATCTGCACGATAAAGATGTATTCGCCAGCCCATGTGCCAGCCGAGTTTAGGTAGGCCGCAGAATAACGAACCGAGGAAACGGTGCTACCCGTAGCACGAAGAACTGTAGTGGAATAGTTGGATGCTGTATCACCGTTAAACTCAAGGATTCCATCGGCGGCTGTAGTTCCGCTACCCCAAACAACCAGCACTAGATCGGTGTAGGTGCCAGGGATGGAGGAGAAAGTCACATCGGCGGTGTCGCTGCCCAGCGTCGTGCTGGCGATGGGCTCATACGTCCTAGGCATCATCGCCCCCCGTCTGTAATTGTGTCGTTAGCGTCATGGGGCCTTCACCCCGTACAGGGCAAGCGTGCTGTGCTGCACAAAGTTTGTTCCGAATCGGGGAAAGAACTTCACGCTAGTAACAGCATCAGTCACGGTCCACAGGCCGCTAGACAGCACCACTTGCCCCGATCCGTTGCTGTCGTAGCCGCCCAAAGTGCGCGTAGTAGTAGCCTTTGAGGACGACGAGTAATCAAGGATGTCCATCACAAACCCGCCAAATACGCTGGCTGTTGCAGTAGCGCCAGCGATCGTCCTGTCCAACTCCATTTGCGCCTGCGATGAACCTGCCTCCGCGGCGGGGGCAGAACCATCGCCGCGTAGGGCGTGATAAGCGTAGTTTGATGATGTG